CATCCGTTCACCCCATCGGCAGGGGCGCAGAACTTACTCCGCCCGGCCTTAGCGCGATCGCAGGAAACTATTTCTGCGCGGTCGTGATCGTGGCGATGCACTTCGATCAGGTCGGTTGATCTTAACTCGCGCCGTGCTGCCCGCGGCCGACGAAATACCCGTGCGCTTGGGCAACGCACGATTTGCACTGTCGTGATGACACTGCATCGCGCCGTCGTGATGACGACGCAATCCCACTGATGGAGCCCCGCGATGACAATCGCCGAAGGCGTATCTGGTCAATTGACCTACAAGGCGTACAGCACAGGAGTGATATCATCTAACTCGCAGCCGACATCATCGTCCGATCCGGGCGCGTCGGGCGCACAGATTTTGCGGCGCGTGTCATCGACGCTCAACCTGTCGAAGGACACGTATCAGTCAAACGAGATTATCAGCCATCGGCAGATTACGGATTTCCGCCACGGCATCAAGCGCGTGCAGGGCGCGATTGCCGGCGAGCTGTCGGGGTTGACGTACGAGGAATTCTTTGAGGCAGCATGTCGTGGAACGTGGGCGGCGGCGGTCACTGCAACGGTGACCGACTTTACGTCCGTGGCCGCTGACAACGCGACATCAAAATTTACGCTAGCCGGCGGCAATCCCGTGACCAAGGGGTTCCGCGTTGGCATGGTGATCCAGTTCACCGGTCTATCGGACACGGACAACAATACAAAAAATTTCGTCATCAAATCGTTCGGCGGCAGTAATAACCGTGAAATTACGGTTTACCCTGCACCGGATTCGATGACAGCCGACACGACGTTCACTATGGCGCAGGTCGGCCGGCGACTCATCGTGCCGTCGTCATCGCACGTCAGCCGCAAGTTCGGAATTGAGCATTACCGACAGGATCTGGACTTGCATCAGTTCTTCACCGAATGCCGTTGCGGCGGGTTTAACGTCCAACTTCCGGCCACCGGCATGTCGACGGTTGACTTCAATTTCATGGGTCGCGACATGGAAACCGCATCGGGCGGTTCCTCGCCGTTCTTCACGTCGCCAACGGCGGCCACGACTTCCGGGATCATGGCTGCAGTCAACGGCCTGCTGCTGGTGCAAAGTACGGCGGTTGGTGTCGTGACCGGGCTCAATATGCAGATGAATCTTAACCCGACATCTGATGCCGTGGTCGGGCAAAGCTATGTCCCGGAAATATTCCTTGGACGGGCGAACGTCACCGGACAGGTGACGGCACTGTTCGAGGACGCGACCATGATCAACTATTTCAAGAATGAAACTGAGGTGTCGATCCTGGCGTATCTCACAGCGACATCGGCCGTCGATTCTCCGGCCATGACGCTGTTCTTGCCGCGTGTGAAATTTGGCGGTGCCGACGTGCAGATGAGTGGTGAAGGATCGCAGCCGATCACTATGCCGTTTCAGGCGCTTTTGTATAACGGCACGGAAGCAACTACCGGAATCGCAGCAACGACGTTCCAGATGTGCGACACCCTCGTTACAACGTAACGGTTTCTCATCCCAATCCCGTCCGCTAACGGGGAACGGCATGCGGCACTTGGTCATCTCCCGTGGCGCTCGCATGGTTGCGCAACCGGAGGCGTGTCGATAGCGGTCGGCACGCCTCCAATCCTTCCGCTAAAGGAAAATTCAATGGGTAAGTTTGACGGCCTCGAAATCGAGGCGGACAAGCCGGAGCGTATGCCGATACTGCATCCGGTCACGCGGCAGCAGATCGTCAATCGCGACGATCCGCAGGACGTTGCCTACATCGACCTGTATTCGGGCGATTCCGAAATACGGCGCCGGCACGATCGTGCCATTCAAAAGCGCCGCCTCTCCATGCGCAATCGCCGTTCCATCACACCGGAAGAAATAGAGGGCGACGTTCTCGATCTATTCGCGGCGCTGACTGCCGGATGGCGGTTGATCGGTCTTGACGGAAGCCCGCTGGATGTTCCGTTCAATGCTGACAACGCGCGGGAACTTTACGCGTCATCGAAAATGACATGGTTGCGCGAGCAGGTCGACGAATGGACCGGTGATCGTGCAAATTTCTTGAGGGCCTCGTCGACGAATTGATGGTGTACGCCGAGCACGCCTTCCGGCTCGGCGCGCGTCATGACGATGGGGCCTCGGTCGGCGATCATCTGGAGTCTGGTGCCGAGCAGATGCGCAAGTTCGGGCTCAAGCCGAAGGTGGCGGTGTTGCCCGACGCGCCGCCATTCCCCGATCCGCTGTTGTATCTCTGGACGTGGTTCAATGAGCATTGCCTGGGGCTTGCGTGCTCGGGCATGGCGCCTCCCATGGCGACATGGGAAAGCCTTAGCGCATGGTGCGCGTTGACGCGCATCAGTCTGGAGCCGTGGGAAGCTAACGCAATGATTTCGATGAGCGCAAAGCGCGCACAAATCAGCATGGAAAAGACAAAGCCCAATGGCTGATACCGTCGATACCGCAATTTACAAGCTGGGCTATGACACCGGCAACTCGACCCAGCAGCTCAACCAGACGCAAAAGGCGGCTGAGAGTCTTGTTACAACAACCGAGAAGCTGGACAAGAGCAATCGCACGACATCGGCTGGATTTGATCGGCTGATCGGACGCTATGATGCTGCCGCGAAGGCGCAGCAGACCTACGACCGCGAGCTGTCGCGTATCGCGAAATACGAGGCGGAAGGCATCGGTACGGCGGCGCAGCATGCGCTGATCCGCGACAAGGTCACGAAGGCGTACGAGGCTGAGATGCTGGCGGCGCGGGCCGCGGCCGGGCAGTTGACGGCGCACGAAAAGGCGACCGCATCCCTGTCGGTCGTGACGGGCGACCTGCAAGGAAGGCTCCAAGGTGCGGTGGGTTCGCTTGGCCTTATGGGCCAAGCCCTGAGTGCGCTCGGCCCCATGGGGATCGCCGCGGCTGCCGGCGTCGGCACGCTGACGCTCGGATTCATGGCCATGGATTCGGCGGCGCATTCCCTCGCACAGAAAGCGCACGAGCTGCACGAATTTTCGGAATCGACCGGCCTCTCGACGAACCAAATCCAAGCGCTTCGCAAGGCGGCGCTAGCCCTCGGGATCAGTACCGATTCAATGGAGTCGTCACTGCAAAAGGCGACGGTACAATTTGAGGAATTGCGCAACAACGGAGGCAAGACGCTGGAACTGTTGCGGCGATACCGGCCTGAACTCGCCGAGCAAATCCAGTCGACGGACGACTTTACCGAGGCACTTGGTATTATGGGCAAGGCATTTGAAGGTCTCGGCAAATCTCAAGAAAATGCTCTGTCGAAATCGTTTTTCGGCAAAGCCGGCTTTAGTGAGATGGCGCGGCTTATCAAGGGGATGGACCTCAAGAAGCTGGAGGACGATTTCCGCGCATCGGGTCGCGGCCTCGATGAGGGTTTGATCAAGCGGCTTGACGAGCTGGAGAATAAAATAAACGCAACTTCGAAGAAGGCAAAAGAGGGATTCTCTAAACTATTTTCCGAGGACATCCTCAAAGCTGAATTGGCGTTTTGGGAAATGCTGCTCAAGATCAGCGATACGATGAAGAAGTTCGAATTGTCGCCCGATTTTATGACGTTGTTGAAATTCGCCGGCGCCCTCACTTCCATTGGAAGCGGCCAAATCGGCTCCGATTTGGGAAGCCGATTAGGCGACCCGGGCGGCGGCAAAGCCAACAAGCCCGGCGGCCTGGCGGACCAGCTCGGCGTCAATGATGTCGGACAAGACCGCCGGACAGGCGGTCTGGCGGACCAGCTTGGTATCAATGACATCGGCAAGGAGGCGAAGGAGGCTGCCGGCAAGACGTCGCAGGCTCTCATAGGGGAGCTAGAGCGCACGGTCGCGGCCTTGGGTGCGGCTGCGACAGAGGCCGAGAAATACGAGCTAGCTCTTGCCAAACTTAAAGACCAACTGGCAAAGGTCGAAATCACCGAGGAGACGTTTAACCGCGCCGTCAAAGCGCTAGATACCAATGCCACGATCATGAAGGGTCTCGCCGATCAGCTTGCCATTGCCCAGGCCATTACCGGCGAGCAACGGATGGCCGCGACAGAAAAGGCTAAATACAATGAGTTGATCACGGCAGGTGTCAGCGAAGAGAACGCCACCGCGCGGGCTGCTAAAGAGCGGTCAATCGCGGAGGCGCAGATCAACACCCAGGCCAAGCAGCAACTCATTTCGCTGGAGGAACAATACCAACTTGAAACCGCGACGAACGGCGCGGAGAAGATGCGAATCCAGAGCGAGATCACGCTCAACAAATTGTTGCGCGACGGTGTCGACGCCATCACGGCGCAGAAGATCGCGGCGCAGGAAATGGAGAACGCGCAAAGGGCTGCCAACAAATCAGTCGAGGATCAGACACGATCGCTTAACCAGCAGACGGCGCTCGCTGAGGCGCGATTGCGTGGCGATGAGGCAGAGGTCGCGGCGGCGCAAGCCTATGCCAACGCCATCAGGCAGGGTGCCGATTCCACGGCGGCGGCTGCACTCTCAGCCGCGACCTTGCGCAGCTACATGCAGAAGGCGGCGGAAGATGCCGAGCGCATGGCAGAGGCTGAAGAGCGCGCCGCGTCATCCGCACAGCAAATCAAATATTACGGCGACCAGGGGCAAGCCGGCAGCTACACCACCGGCAGCCACGGGCAGGTCATCACGCAGGCGGGCGGCGGCACGTCGTCGGCCGGGTTCAATCCCGACGCATGGATCCAGGAATGGGACAAGCAAGCGTCATCGCCGGAGTATTGGGAGCAGTTCTTTTCCGTCTATACGCTTGAGCAACTCAAGGTGATGGAAAAGCAGTATGCCCCCTCAAGCGTGTTCGGCATTGCCATCCATAATCTCATTGATACCATGGACCGCAACACCGACGCGACGACCGGCAACACGCTGGCGCTCTCGCCCTTCTATACGCAGCAGGGCGACCACCTGCTCGGCTATCGCGGATATAGCGCGCAGCAGCCAACCTACACCACGGCGCCCGCTGCGACTGTCCCGGCGTCGCCTGTAATGCCGACCTCTACTAATCTTTCCAACTGGACGCAGCCGGTGGCGGCCAATACGAACACGGCCACGGCGCCCATCAACGTGTACCAGACATTCAACGTCAGCGCTGACCCCGATGACGTGCGCCGCACCCAGTACCAGGCGACGCAAGATCTGCGACGCATCTTGAGCGCCGCCTAATGGTCGATCTTGTCCGGTTACCCATCAATATCGAATCCGGCGCCCAAGGCGGGCCTGGATATAAAACAACCGTGCTGGCGGCGGTGTCCGGCATCGAGCAGCGAACGGCGGACTGGGACAATTGCCGCGGCAAGTGGGACATCGGCTACGGCATCAAAGGCATGTCTGATCTTGCGATCGTGATCGCGCTGTTTCGCGCCTGCATGGGCAAGGCGTACGCGTTCCTGTTCCGCGACTGGACCGACTATTCCGCGACCAATGAGGCATTCGGGACGGGCGACGGCGTCGAAACCGAATACCAACTGATCAAGACCTACTCGTCGCTCAATTACGTGACCAGCACCGTGGTCCGGTCATACGTGCGCAACATAACCCAGCCGCTGGCGAGCGCCCTTGTCGTCAAGGCCAACGGGTCGACCGTCAACCCGTCCGATTACGACCTGCTGAGCGATGGCATTATTTCGTTTGATACGGCGCCCGCAACCGGTGTTGCGCTGACCTGGACAGGTGAATTCGATGTGCCCGTCCGGTTCGACATCGACGACCTTCCCGTGACCGTGGACATGACCGACTTCGGGCGCATCCGCGGAATTCGCATCGTGGAAGTCCTCGAATAATGTTGGATCTTCCGCTTGCTCTGACCGACCGCGTTCTGATGCCAGCGCGGGTCTGCACGATCACGCGGCGCGACGGAACCGAGGTGCGCATCTCCGAGGCGCAAACGTCCCTGACCGTTGATACTGAGACGTGGGAGCCGTCGCAACTCACGCTTTCGGCCATCAAGCACAGGACTGGCGGCGAGCCGGCATCCATGGCGATCGACGGCGCGGCCACCATTGGCGGATCGCCGATCGCGCTGGAGGATTTGGTTAACGGAAAATTCGATTCCGCGACGGTCCATGTCTACATGCTCAACAGGTCCAACCTGTCGAGCAAGGGCTTGCTGTTCAACGGCAATGTTGGGCCGGTCAGTCTCAATGCGCTGACAGGCAGTTTCAGCATGGACTGCCGCGGGATCGCGGTACAGGCATCATCGCCGTTTGCGCAGGTGTTCTCGCCTTCTTGCCGGACCGACCTCGGATCGTCGTTGTGCAAGATTCCGATCAGGCCGGTGGATGGGACGCATTTCGAGGAAATCGAGCGATCGACCGCCTACGCGCTCGGCATGTTCCTACGCGTCAACACGACGGGCGGATCGACCCCGGACAAATGGTCGGATCGGTATTACGAGGTGACGACGGCCGGAACCACAACGGGAACGCAACCAGCATATACGACCACGATCGGCAACACTACGACAGACGGGACGGCGGTGCTAAC